GTGCATAAGCGTGAATGGAAATGCTTATAGGGGGCAAAACCAAAAGTACAACTTCTTATTTAATGGGAGAAACCGCATAAAACACTGAAAGACAAATAAGAATAAGAATAAACGCTTAACTGAAGCGTCCTTGTTTAAAGTTGAATCGATTTGAATTTGATTTTAAATGAGAACGCTTTTTTGTGGGCAAATTGCATTTCGGTTTAATTTGGAGGGGACAAAGAGTTTGTAAATGGACGAATCTGATACTTCTGGCTGTATGGGTAAAGATGGGTGATAAAAGGTGCTTAAATGGACGTTTGGAGAAGTGATTGTATGGAGGCTGGTGAGCGGTTGAAATGGTCTCTTTCCTTTCCTGTTCTGTTGGGTATATTTTGAAGAAAATTTATTCAAATTATTCCATATAGTTATTATTTGGTATATTTGCGACAAAGAATATACGAAATACACTATGACAAAAGTAATCCATGTACATCTGATCTTTGAGAAAAAGAATTACTATTTCGGCTCGATTTCCGCCATTTTCGACACGTTGACAGAGGAAGAGATCGGGATCACCAAGAACAGCCTTTTGCACGCTGGAATGACCGACGGAAGTTGCAAAATGACCAAACGGGCTATGATCATCCAGTCGCATCTGATACGGAGCGGACGGTAAGGAACGAATTGGAAAGTATTACATTTGTTGTACCGTTGGTTTGTAACCAAAAATGTAATACTTTTTGTAATACTTTTTTTGTATTACATTTTCTGTACCGTTGGTTTTTGTGGGTGGGTTTGTTTGGAGGTGTGTTTAAATGGTTGTAATTTTAGGGCTAAAACGATGTAAAGACAGTAATATTATGAGCAATAATGGTAGTATGTGGAAAAGATTGATCAGAAAAACTATAGGGAAACGGGAAGAAAAAGTTCACAAAGATGACGACGTTGTTTTTGTTAACTTCGAGGTGGATCGGAAAGGTATCATCCGGACGCTTATTGACGATCATCGGGATGCGGCCCTGTATAGGCATGCTCTTTGTGCCATATACTTGAAATTGATGGGCATGTCGTCAGGTGCTACTCCTCACTATGAAGACAAAACCGGTTTTGTTCGTCCTATTTTAAAGGAAATAAAACGTTTACGAAAACGTATAGAGGAGCTGGAAACGACAGTAAAGGAATATGAAGAGAAAGGAGTCTGCATACGATGAATGTACCTGTATTATCAAAAATAAAAGCTTGGAAAGAAAAGCGCCTTAGAAAGAAAATCGTCCTAAGGCTGCTTTCAAATCCTAATTACAAACCAAGTGATTGCACAATGAATCTTGCGGAGCATATAATCTATTATATCAATAATGGTGTGTCCTACCTCGTGAAATAACAATTGGAGGTAATGGCTTATTCTCATTATCTACAGACGGAAAAACAACAGGAACACTAAAAGATATGTTTGTATTTGAGGTGTTCCCGCCTGAAGATGTCTTGTTGTTGCCAATTCCGAAAGAACCCAACATAACCCCTATTCCTGTTTTGTCTTCTGAATTAGATGTATTTGTTAATGCTATATTGAAATCAATATCATGTACAATGTGTAGTTTATTTTTCAAGTTTACATAGCTCCGATTTTCAAAGACGATATCTCTTGGATTGATTGCGCAGTCTGTATCTTTTAAAGCCTCTTGCGCATCATTAATTCCTTGTACTATCTGTATAAGTGTTTCACTTATAAAGTCTCTCAGTTCCATATATTTCTATTTTACAATTTGCGCTGATTATTGATATTCAATCATTAAAACAACCTGTGCATACTCCCCAGCACTGCATACACCTTGCGGATCATCTCAACAGGAATCTCCTGTTCGGCATATTCGGGGCTTTTGTTGGTAGGGATCAGGCGGACAAAGCCTTTTTGGTCGGCCATGCGGATACGCTTAACCGTGCGGTAGTCTTCCGTGATGATGCCGTAAATCTCTCCTGCCGGAAGATACTGAATCGGCGAGTGCATCTCCTTCATGGCGATGAAGTCTCCGTTGTTTAGTTCCGGTTCCATGGAGTGGCCAGTGATGTTACACCAGATGACCCCCTCCTTGTTGTAAGGTGCGAAATTGATATAATAATCCGGGTTACGGGTTTGGTCGTTCAATACCAAATCAAAGCCTCCGATAAAATCTACATTATAATAAGGTGCGCCCTTGTATTCGTAGTTTATTTCCGGCAAAACCTCCTCTTTCCCCCCTTCCTTGTCACCCATCAGCGGCACTCCCTCGCTTTTCAGCATGGAACCACGACCGGTGAGTAGCCAATCTATATTAATATGTTCACATTTTGAAAACACTTTGTCGTAATCAAGACTGTCTCGACTCACCCAATTAGATAAAGTAGACTTGGATATGCCCAAGAGTCCTGCTAAATCTGTGTCTTTTTGAATATTATAAGCCTCTTTTAGCCTATTCAAAACATCCTGCTTAGAATAAAAAGTTTTCATTTTGAAAATATTTTAACTGAAAACATTTTGCAGTTTTCAAAATGTGTACTAATATTGCATCGTCGTAATGAACATTACCGACGCTGTAAAGATAATAATTAATCATTAAATATTGAATATGGCAAAAGTTTTAGCGGACACAGCGATCAGAAAGAAGGTAAAGGAAATCCTTCGGTGTAGTGACAAAACGATCAGTCAGGCATTGAATTGCCGGATTGATACGGAGCTGGCAAGGAAGATCCGGGCGATGGCGATCAAGTTAGGCGGGTCGGTGAAGAAAGAGGAACGGGTAATAACGATTTAAGAGGAAGGAGGAAAAACATGGATATATTAATAACCAAATCGTATCGAAAAATCTGTTGCGAGATAAAATATGGAATAGTACAAAATTGTATAGCAACAGATGCAGTATTTCATATCGAGGCAAGAGATATAACCAAAGAAGAGGAAATGGATCTTCTAATCCGCCAGCTACAACAGTTAAGACATGAAATAGCTGACGGATGTACAAAACCAACTATTTGTCCAACAGAACATCTATGTCAAACAGAATAACATGGCCACATTGAGGGCAAACAAGTCCGAATACTTGAGGGTTTTGTGTGTTCTTGGTACGGAAATTACCATCGCTACATCCACAAACAGGACACTTTAAGCCTTTAACTTTATTGTTCAAGGCTTCTTGAAATTTAATCAAATCATTCATACTGATTAGTTTTTTGAGTTCACCTACAAAGGTAGGCAATTTAACTGAGACCGAGACTATTCCGCCTAAGAAAGCTGGCGACTTGCAAGTACCGGAGCGAGACCGGGGGCGGAGCAATTGAATTAATAATTAAAGAATGAATATGGAAACAAGAAAGAGAATTGACTACAAGGCCTTGTGCGAGGCACCGTTCAACATGGATTCCGAGTATGAGGTGAACTTCCTGATGTTGGTCTATACCGGGCGGAAGGTGGATGAACGGCCGGTGTTCCGGGTTGTGATCGCCAAGGGCGAGTGTAAAGTGTGCATAGGGGCTGCCTGCAAGGAGTTCTGGGGCATCGTCGGGTTGGATCCGGAGACGGGCGAGAGCCAGTGGTACAATTATAACGACTGCGTGAGCCTGGAAGACTGGGCGGTGTTGGACCGCCTATTGGCAAAACGGTTCGGCTGGATGGAAAAGATGGATCCGGGGCTGGTGTATGAGACGAAAGTGTTAGCGAAAGCGCAATTAGCAGAAGGTTGATCATGAAAACGAAAGTGATTCTTTACGGATGGGCCATCAGTTGGATCTTTCTCTTTGCAGGGATAGGGACAATTGAGAATGACAGAGAACTGACAGGGGCGTTGCTCTGTACGGTATGGTTCGTGTTCAGCCTGCTACTGATCGGAAACGAGAAAGCGTGCGGCGAGGAAGCGGATCGTTTCGAGGTATGGATGGATAAGGTAATGTTGTGGCTGTTAGGTGGCAGCGACAAGGATAACAATCAGGGTTTAGGTTTCAATTAAGATTGATTTAGGTTGAGACACACGGCGTGTGTCTCTATCGGTACGCGGCCCGCGGAACGAGGGTGGTATCCCGGATAGTTCAGTCAGGTAGAACAATCGGAACTGGTAATCCAGAAGATATGGTCAGCGGTTCGAATCCGCTTCCGGGAACAAATAAAAAATTATAAACAAATGAGTATCGGACAAGGTGACATAATAGTGAGGACGTTCCAGAACACGCCGACGGTGTGGGTCTCAGAGCGGTTGATCTGCGATGCGCTGGGGGATAACATGGATGAGTATTTACGGGTTTGTGCTCGTTCTAAATATAAATCTTCCGTCTCCCCCTGCCACCGCATGAAAGATATCCTGCCGGTGACCGGCAAATCGTGGCGTTACGCCCGGATTGACGGCCGTTTCTATTACGATTACGACTATATCCCCGACCGGAAGGATACTCGCTATCGGTCCAGGCTGGGCGAAAAGGATATGCTGATGATGGAGGCTGACGAATTGCGCCAGCGGGAGGCGCGGCTTGCCGAGCAATGCTCGCAAAGGGGTATCGAGGAGTATGTCAAGGAGCGGATCAGTAACACCGACCTTCTCCGTTTCCGTTACTACGAGGTAAACGGTACCTGCAAATATAATAAGGACAAGGCCGGAGAACTGGCAGAAGCCATCGCCTGGGCGCGTTGCATCAAGCGGTTGGCGGCGGATGGAGGCTACAAGGCGTTCGGCTGCCGCACGAAAGAGGAGTTCTACAAGGCTTGCGCCCTGATTTTGCATAAGAAGCGGTTAGAGGGCTTCACGGTGACTACCGGCGAGAGCCTCCGGAAGAAGCTCCATTACTTCCCGGCGGACGAGTCGGAACAGTATGACTTTTTCGTCTCCGGACGCTACGGCAACGACAACGCCCGCAAGATCGGCAAGTGCAAGCTGGTGGATGAAGAAACCGGTGAAATCAAGCGGTTCGACCTGCATGAGGCGTTGATCCTGAAACTATGGATGAACTTCGGCGGCTCGGCCAAGGAGAGCAAGATCGCCCTTTGGGAAAAATATGAGCGCGACATCGACTATTTAGGCGAAAAACCGCTTAGTTATTCCACCTTCTGCCACTATACGAATATGTATAACACCAAGCAGATGACCTACCGCGAGCGGCACGGCTATAAGGCGTTCGCTTCTACCTTTCTCTCCTATATCCCTTCGGAGAAGCTTCGTTATGGCAACTCGCTTTGGTGTGCCGACGGTTCCGGGACACTTGCCTATTCCTATTTGGATAAAGAAGGCAAATTGCGCTCAATGCGCCTCTATATCATCATGGTATCGGACGTGGCGACCGGCAAAATCGTCGGGGGCTCCTGCATCGGTCGGGCAACACAAGGAAACCCCCGAAATGGTACGCGAGGCGGTCCTGATGGGACTGCGCGATTGCGGTAAACGTGAGATCATGGAGTTCATCAGCGATAACCACGGGGCGTTCACGGGTGAGAAAAGCAAGGAGTTTTTGGCACAGGTCTGCCGGAAGACACGCACGATCGAACCCCACAACTCGCAGGCGAACTATGCCGAAACGCAGTTCCGCCTGTTCAAAAAGACCATCCGGAGCGAGTTCAACTGGCTCGGCTCCAGTTGGGACAGCAAGGACATCGAGAATACCGCCAACGACGAATACCTCAATGCCGAGACCTTCCCGTCCTACCGGGAAGTGATCGAACAGGTCGGGCAGAAGATCGAGGACTGGAACAACCGCGTCATGCGCTGCGGCGAGAGCCGTTCGGAACTGTATGCAGAAAGCATCCATCCGGAAGCCAAGGAGATCGACCTGCGCGTCTGGAGGCACATCGCCGGCAACTACACGGAGCAGGAGATCACCCGTCAACGCGGCAACATCGTCATCACGAAGGGCGACCGGAAATACATGTTCGAGATTCCCGAAGTGGAATCTATCGGCGAGGTAATCCGGGACTATTTAGGGTATGCCGCCAAGGTGAAAGCCCGTATGTACTGGGACGAGGAGGAATGCGACCTCTACACGATGGACGACCGCTTCATGTTCACCTGCTTCGCCGCACGCAAGGCAAGTATCAGCCATGCGGAGGAGACCGGCCAAAGCGTCCGCAACCTCGGCCACCATGTATGGCGACAGGCCGCACAGGTGGAAGCCGTCACGCAGTACGAAAACGAGGTGAAAGAGGTGGCCGGCTGGATCGACGAGCAACTACCCTACGAGGTGACAGCTCGCCTTTTGGGTGGTAACCGTGCCAAGGAAATCACCAACGAACAAAAGGAAAGGGCGTTGGCTGAAAAAACACTCGACAAATCTCTGCTCAAACAACGTCAAAAAGCCGCTCAAACGGAGAAAAAACAGAAAGAGATGGCCTACGAAGAATATGCGAAATCAAGAATAGACTTAGATAAATTCAGAGACTTATGAAAGTAGAAGAAAAACAATCCATCATACAGGCTGCGCAAGCCTACATGGAAGAGAAAGGCATCAGCCAGAACGAGCTGTCGAAGCTGACAGGCGTAAACGTCAGTTACCTGAGCAGCATGATGAAAGGCGTGTTCACCTTCATCAACAGTCGGACCGGCAAGGAGTCGGATATCGACGACAAATGGTTCCTTGCCCTCGCCGGGCGTATCGGGCACAAGGTGGCTAAGGAGTATTGGCCATTAGTCGAGACCGAGCAGTTTATCGACATCGTCAAGGAACTGACCGAGGCGAAAGAGACCGCCACCACCCGCATCATCGTGGGCGAAACGGGGTGCGGCAAGAGCTACACGGTCGAGCGTTTCCGGCAGGCCTATCCGCAAGGAACCTACGTCGTCACCTGCAACCAGAATGACTCGATCAGCGACCTGGTGCGCAAGATACAGAAGGTGCTGAAGGTGTCGTTCGACGGCTCTGTCTCCTACCGGATCGACCGCATCAGCGTGGAGCTGTCACGTATCGCCGACAACGGCAACCTGCCGATCCTCGTGTTCGACGAGGCGGAATACCTCTCCGTGCGTGGTCTCCTCTCCATCAAGACGATCTATGACTACCTGAAGGGCATCTGCGCCATCGTCATGATCGGGACGGACGACATCCTGAACAAATTGGAGAAGACGAAGCGCAAGGAGGGCATGCCCCAGTTTATCCGCCGCTTCAAGGCGGGGATCCGCCACGTCCGCCCGATCGACCGCACCTTTGCCCGTTTCTTCGAGGGACGGGGTTACGGCAAGGATCTCATGAAGCTGCTCCGGATGAACGCCGACAACTACGGCGAGCTGGCCGACTACCTCGAACCCGCCATCCGCGAGGCCGACCGCCGGGGCGAGCCGCTCACCAAGGAGTTTTTCGAATCGATGTTTTACCTTCAAAACAGATAAATGATATGATTAAGTACAAAAGAATCCAAATGCCTTCCAAAGGAATAGAGGCACGCCCCATACAGGGTAAGCAGGTTTCAACCAAAGAAATTGCAACGGAGATAGAAAAGGTCATCGGCATACCGGCCATCCGTACCATGAGCGTGCTGAGCGCATTTGTAGAAATGGCCTACAATCATTTTGAAAACGGCGAGCCGGTCGTATTGGAGGGTTTTGGCACCTTCAAGACCGGATTGGCAATCGACGGAGGAAAGGTCGTCGCTAAAAAAATCAACCTGACGCTCTCTTCCCAAATGAGAGAGAAATTGAAGGAGATCCTGACAGTCGAAGAGATCTCAGACTGACATCCCGAACGGTTATCGCGGGGCGGTTCGATTCCGCCTCCGGGAACAAGACAATTGACAATTAATAATTAGAATATGGCAACAACAAAGAAACAAACCAGCCGCCGCGCCCCCTCGCATGCCCTCTTCTGGACGCTCTTGAAGGAGGTGCCGGGCTACGACCCGCACTATAAAGACGTGATCAAGGAGGGTATTGTGCATGAGCACAGCAGAGGCCGTACCACCTCGCTCAGCGAGATGTACGCGAAGTACCCCCGCGAATACAGCCTCATGATCGAGGCGATGAAGGGTACGCCCCAGCAGAAGAAGACTCGCTATGATAGCCAGGAGAACAACGCCCGCCGGCGGGTGATTGCCGCCATCAGTAAGTGGGTGGACAAGTTGGGCTACTCGTTCGAGAGCCGCGAGGCGAAAGTGCGCTACGTGATCGGCATCGCCTGCCGCGCCGCCAACTGCGGCAACTTCAACGCGATCCCGGAGAGCCGCCTTACGGCGATCTACAACCTCTATTGCAAGCGCAACAGCGTGGATATTACCGGCAACCCGGAATTGGATTTTTCCATCTTGGGGAATTGACAATGGACAATTATGGCACACTATATACCATTACAAGACAAACTCGACGAAATCGAGGAACAGGGCAAACGCCTGCGCCGCCGTCTGGACTACCTGAAAGGCGAACGCGACTTCCTGGTCGATATGCTGCTCACCCGGCCGACCCGCGACATGGAGGCGCAACGCCGTTTACTCCAGGAGTGGGACGAGGAGATCGACAAACTGGAACAGTCGATCGCCTACCTCCGCCGGGAATATGTGAAATACAAGAATCAATTGACAATTAACAATGGACAA